ATGAAAGATTTAAAGTGTTGACTAAAGAAAATGAGTTTAAAGAAGTGTTTGTAGAAAAAGTAGAAGAAATAGAAACAGCAGTAAAAGATGTAGAAAAAGAGACAACAAAGAAGAGAACATCTAAGAAAGTTAAATAGTTATGACATATAGAAATAATCCACAAATAGCAAAGAAATATAAAAGTAAGAGATGGCAAAAGCTAAGAAAACAAAAACTATTAATAACAAATGGATTGTGTGAAAGATGCTTAAAGAAGCGGAATATATAATCCAGCAGTAATAGTACATCATAAAGAATATGTTACTGATACAAATTATGAAGATGATAACGTATTTTTTAATATAGAGAACTTAGAAAGCTTATGCAAAGATTGTCACAACAAAGAACACTTTGCAGATGAACAAGAATATATATTTGACGAGAATGGAGATGTGATAAAGAATGGATGACAATGAATTATACAAAAAAGTAAGGGCAAGGGTAAAAAATAAAATAAGAAATGCAAGCGATAAAGATATAATAATAGACCAAGAAAAAGAAATTATGTATTATAGAAAAACAATTGAACAGCTTAAAGAAAAAACAAAAATATTCGAGGAAGATAATGAATTGCCAAAGCAATATGAAAATGTAGATGAAATACGCATTAAGAATGAAGATTATATAATTAAGTACAATAGAGATATAGATATTTTTTTATTAAGTGTACGTTTTATAAAATTAGTTAATGATAAAGAAATAATAAGAATTGCTAAAATGAATGAATTTGATATAACTAATATTACAAGACAAAAAATATATGAACAAGAACACAATATAGATGTTATGTAAAATGAAAAGCCCCCCTATGTTCTATTAATGTTATGCTAACGGGAGAACGGTGGGTGGGGCTTCAAAAAATACACGAGTCATTTTATGTGAGGGGTGTAGTACAAGGAGGTGTAGATGTGGAAGAAGAAAAAGTTGACATGCGTGAAAAAATAAGTGGTCAAGAACTTATTGATAAAAATAAGAAGATTACAAAAGAAACAAATAAATTAAAAAAATTATTTAAAGAATTACCAGAAAATAAAAAGAAAATGGCAGAAAAACTAATTGAAAATGCTTCTTTTATGTCTATAACACTTGATGAACTTAAAGAAGACATAAAAATATATGGTGTAAAAGAAACATATGTAAATGGTAAAGATCAGTTTGGTTTTAAGGAATCAATAGAAAGTAAAACATATAACACAATGGTAAAAAATTATATGAATATAATAAAACAATTAAATGATATGTTGCCGGAAGATAAAAAAATAAATGAGGATGATGAATTTGAACGATTCAATGGTTCTCTATGACATATATTGAAGACTATTATCAATTCTTGCTTAAAAATCCAGATAGGGCTTGCTATAAAGTTTTAACTACATATAAGAAACTTGTAAAAGATTTATATAATCCGAAACAAGTTTCTTTTTTTAACGAAATAACAGAGGAAGAAGAAACACATACATATATATTTGATGAACAAAGAGGAAACAGACCAATTGAGTTTATTGAAAAATTTTGCAAACATTCGAAAGGAAAATGGGCAGGAAAACCTGTTATATTGGAATTGTGGCAAAAAGCCTTTATTCAAGCATTATTTGGATTTGTCGATAAAGAAACAAGATTTAGAAAATATAAAAAAGGAATATTAGATGTTGGAAGAAAAAATGGCAAATCTACAATAGATGGTGGATTGGGGAATTACATGTTAACGTCTGATGGTGAAGGCGGAGCGGAAGTTTATTCAGTAGCTACTAAAAAGGATCAAGCAAAAGTTGTTTGGGAAGAAGCTAAAAGAATGATTAAAAAAAGCCCCGTTTTAGCCAAAAGAGTAAGATGCTTGGTAAATGGCTTATTTTATGATAAAACAGAAAGCTTTTTTAAAGCGCTTGCATCTGATTCTAATTCGCTTGATGGATTAAATGCTTATTTTGTAATATGTGATGAAGTACATGCATGGAAAGATAAAAATTTATTAGATGTTATGTATGATTCAATGTCTGCAAGAGAACAACCTCTGCTTTTAGAAACATCAACTATGGGAACTGTTAGAGAAAGTGTATTTGATAATGAATATGAATATGCTTCTGCAATAATAGACGGATATGAAGGAAAAGAAAATGGAATTGTAGATGAAACAGTTTTAGCAGTAATATATGAACTTGACAGTCCTAGCGAGTGGCTAGATGAAAAGAAATGGTACAAAGCAAATCCAGGATTAGGAACTATAAAGAATATTAAAGACTTGAGAGACAAAGTAAATAGAGCCAAAAATAATCCAACAGAATTAGCCAATTTGCTATGTAAGGACTTTAATATTAGACAAAATGAACAAGATAAATGGTTAAAATTTGATATTGTAGAAAATAAAGACACATATGAGGTGGAAGATTTATTTGATACATATGCAGTTGGTGGAGTTGATTTATCAAGTACAACTGACTTAACGTGTGCAACATTGCTTATAATAAAAGCAGGTCAAAAATATGTGTTGCAGCAATATTTTATACCTAGTGAAAGATTAGAATTTAAAATAAAAGATGATAAAATACCGTATGATAAATGGGAAAAAAGAGGTCTTGTAACTGTGTGCGAAGGAGCGAAAGTCAATTATTCAGATGTAACACAGTGGTTTCTGAAAATGCATTATGAATTTGATATTTCTGCATTATGGATAGGATATGATCCGTGGAATACACAATACTGGGTTGAAGAAATGAAAGAACAAGGTTTTGAAATGGTAGAGGTAAGACAAGGTGCAAAAACAATGTCTAATCCGATGAAACAGCTAGAAGCGGATTTAATAGAAAAGAAAGTTAATTACAATAATAATCCCGTTTTGAAGTGGTGCTTGTGCAACACAGCAGTAAAAAGAGATGACAACGATAACATGAGACCGGTCAAAGGTCAAAAACAAAGAGCAAGAATAGATGGAGCAGTAAGTTTAATAATAGCTTACTGTGTTTTATTTGAAAAAATGAATGATTATTTAACACTACAGGAGGAATAGAATGAAGAAAGAAAAAAGAAGCTTATTTAACATGATATTTGGAAATAAGATTCAGAAAATGGTAAATGATAGCACGTTGAAGTTGTTAAGCGGATACAATGCAACATATTCAAACATATCAGATGAGATAGAAGAAAATATAATTGCAAAAGAATGTATTCATGTTATAGCTACTCATTGCGCAAAAATGATGCCTAAACATTATCAACAAAACGGCGATGTCAAAAACCATATACAGGGAGCAATAGATTATATAATAAGCATTAAACCAAATCCATATATGACTACATATGATTTTATATATAAAACTGTAAGTTTGTTGTTAGCACAAAATAATGAATATATTTATATAGATATAGATAGTAATGGAAATTTAAGAGGACTATATCCTTTAAACCCATTATTCTGTACTCTTGTAGAATGCAACAATGAAATTTGGTTGAAATTTCAGTTTTTAGATGGAAACACATATTATGTGAGATATGATAGAGTGATTCATTTAAGAAACTTTTATGTGAAACATGATTTTTATGGAGAAACTAATGAAACATTAAAAGGTGCTTTGGAAACTCAAACAGTAGCGGATGATGGAATAAAAAATGCTATTAAGATAAGTGCATCACTGAGAGGTGTTATAAAAGCTTCGCAAGCTATGTTGAAAGATAAAGACATAGAAAAAATGAAAAATGATTTTGTAGAATCGCTATTATCAAGTACAGATGGGATTGGTGGATTGGATGCAAGACTAGATTTTAAAGAAATTAACTTAAACCCAGTATTACTTGACAAAGAACAACTTTCGATAGTAAATGGAAATATATATAGTTATTTTATGATTTCGGAAGAAATTATAAAAAGTAAATATACAGCTGATGAATGGAATGCTTTTTACGAAAGTATATTAGAACCGAAGGCTATTCAAATGGGACAAGCGTTCACTAATGCTATATTTTCAGAAAGAGCAATAAAAGCTGGACACAAAATTGAATTTTCTGTTAACCGAATAAAATATGCAAAAACTGAAACGAAAATAAGTCTTATTAAAGAAGCAGGAGCGTTAGGATTATTAACAGTAGACGAAGGACGTGAAATATTAGATTTACCAGCAATTGGCGGAGAAGAAGGAAATAAGAGGTTACAGACCTTAAATGTAATAAATGCAAATTTAGCAGATGAATATCAGGGAGGTGTAAAAAGTGGAAAAAGCGATAAAGGAAATGAGAATTAGTGAATTAAGAGCATTGCAAGAAGAATCAGACGATATGATAATTGAAGGATATGCAGCTGTATTTGAGCAAGAAACAAATCTGGGATGGTGCAAAGAAATTATTAGCAGAGATGCTTTTAATGATTGCAATATGTCTGATTGTGTATTTAAGTATAATCATAACGACAATTGCTTAATACTTGCAAGAACAAGAAATAAAAGCTTAGAGCTATTAACAGATGAGAAAGGGCTAAAAATAAGAGCTAAATTAATAGATACAACACAAAATAGAGACATATACAAAATGATACAAGCAGGATTACTTGATAAAATGAGTTTTGCGTTTTCTGTAAGAAAACAAGAGTGGGATTATGAGACGGATACAAGAAGAATTACTGAAATATCTCAATTGTTTGATGTATCTGTAGTTGATGTTCCCGCCTATGATGGAACAGAAATATATGCAAGAAGCAAAGAAACTTATGAAGAAGAAAAAAGAAAATATCAAGAGTTTAAGAATGAAAAAGAAAAATTAAAATTATTGTTAAGTTTATAATCTCGATAAAAGAAGTGGTGGTAGAACTGCTTCTTTTTTGGTTGGTAGAAATCAAATAGAGACTTTATAAAAACGGTGGTAGAACTGTTAAAAAATAAAATAGGAGGAGTTAAAAATGACTTTAAAAGAATTAAATGAAAAAAAAGAAGAATTAAGAAAAAAATTAGAAAATGCTAAACCAGAAGAATTAGCAGAAATTAGAAAAGAAATTGAAGCATTAAAAGATGTTGAAATTGAAGATGAAAAAGAAGAATTAGATGAAAGAAGCTTATTGAAAGGAGCAATTGAAGATTTAGAAAAAAGAAGTATAAAACCTTCAAATGCAAAAATTATTGAAAAACCAAACAAGGAGGAAAGAAAAGTGGAAGAAAAGGAACTAATTGAACAAAGAGCAAAAGATTTAAAAGAAGGAAAAACTGTTAAAATTGCTTTTGATAACGAAGAGCAAAGAAGTGTAACAGTACAAGGTGGAACTATATTAGTACCTAAAAAATACAAAAATGAAATTTCAGAAAGCTTTAATGCAGTATCTGGAATGGTTGATATGTTAAATACTGTTCCATTAAATGGAGGAGATTCTTACAATGTTGCTTTTGAAAAAGGATATGGAGAAGGAGATTATACTACAGAAGGTGGAGAGTATAAAGATATTGATGTTGAAACAGATTATGTTGAAACAGGTAGAGCAAAAATAACTTCATACATAGAAATTACAAAAGAAGTTAAGAAATTGCCAGCGGCTGCTTATTTAGCATTAATATCAAAAAGAGTAACAAGCTCAATTAAGAAAAAAATTGGTGCACAAGCTATTGTTGGAGCAGGCACAACAAACACTATTAAAGGAATTTATAATGCAAATACAAAAGTATTACCAACAGGAGACGGAACAAGTGATATAACATTAACAGGAATAGATGCTGATACATTAAATGAAATAACATTTGCTTATGGAGGAAATGAAGATGTAGAAGCTCCTCAAACATTAATATTGTCTAAAGCTGACTTAAAGGAATTTACAAAAGTAAAAACTACAGATGGAAAATTTGTATATAGTATTACAAAAAACGGAGCTAGAGGAACAATATCTTATAAAGATGGAGGATTAGCAGTACCATTTGTTATCAACTCAGCTTGTAATTCTATTTCTGCAAAAGCTACAACAGCAGGAAAATATACAATGATATATGGTTCTTTAATGGACTTTGAATTACCTGTATTTTCTGATTTAGAAGTACAAGAAAGTACAGATTATCAATTCAAAAAAGGTATGATTTGTTATAGAGCTGATGCAATTGTTGGTGGAACAGTAGCTAAATACAATGGATTTGTAAGAGTAAAAAAAGGTACAGCTAGTGTATAAGGGATAAGGAGGCTATATGGAAGAATTAATAAGACTAACAAAGCAGTCATTAAGTATAATTAGCTCAGCAACATTAAAAGATGATGAAATTGAATTACTAATAAAAGCAGGAATAGCAGATTTGAAAAGATTAGGAATAAATGCATCAGAGATGACGGAAGATAGTCTAATTCAATCTGCTATTATTATGTTTGTAAAATCTAATTTTGGGAATACAGACATAAAAGAAAAAGAATTAGCACAAAAAACATATAGCCTTTTGTGCAATAATTTAAGTTTAAGTTCTGAATATAAAATAAAGGAGGAGGCAGATAACAATGCGTGATATTAGTTGCAAGTTGTTATCTACAACTTTAATAACAGATTCAATAGGTGTACAAAAAGAAAATGTAGAAGAAATTGAAATTCCAATCATAAAAGTTGAAGATATTTACGAAAAAGAGTTTTATAGAGCTAATGAACAAGGATATAAACCTACTTTGAGATTAAGGATTAGTAGTCTAAACTATGATGATCAAGAAGAGCTTATATACATGAATAAAAAATATTCAATTATAAGAAAACAAGAGATTACAGCAGATGAATTGATATTAGTTTGTGAGAGGAAGGTAAAGAATGTCAAATAGCATAAAACCGGAACAATTAGAAGAAGAGATTATGAAGTATTTACAAGATTATGAAGAGAATATAGAAGATGACGTAAAAGAAACTACTGATACTATAACCAAACAAGCAGTACAAGAACTAAAGAAAACATCTCCTCGAGGAAAAGGAACAAGAAAAAATCCGTATTACAAGAGTTGGACAAAGCAAAAAGGAAAAGTAAGTAACGGTAAATATACTGTAAAGATTCACAATAAAACAAATTATCAATTAACTCATCTTTTAGAGTTTGGACATGCTACTAGAAATGGTGGTAGAACTAAAGCTGAACCACATATAAGACCTGTTGAAGAAAAATACAACAAATTATATGAAGAAAAAATAACAACAGTAATTAAAAGGAGGTCTAAAAAATGACATTAGAAGAACTAAAAACAAGATGCAAAGAAAATAATATTCAATATGCATATGGAAAATTTAAAGAAGTAGTAGAACCTCCTCATTTAGTTGCAATAACAAGAGATACAGACAATTTCATGGCAGATAACATTGTTTATAACAAAAACATACCAATACAGCTGGACTATACATATATAGACAAAGATATTGAAACAGAAAATATAATTGAAAACATTATTCTAAGAGATATTGCTTGGAATAAAACAGAAGAAACTTATTTGTCGGATGAAGAAGTCTGGCAAGCGAGTTATTTTTTTGAAATTTAAAAAGAAAGAAGGAAATAAAAAATGGCAGAAACTAAAAATAAAGTTAAATTTGGATTGAGTAATGTTTATATTGCTAAAATAACAGAAACAGAAGATGGAATAACATATGGAACACCATTTGCAATGCCAGGAGCTGTTGGATTAAATGCAGACCCAGAAGGAGATACAACACCATTTTATGCTGATAATATAAAATATTATATCGCTACTTCAAATCAAGGTTATACAGGAGATTTAGAAATAGCAATAACACCAGAAGAGTTCTTAACACAAATTTTAGGACAAGTAAAAGATAAAAATGGAGCTTTAATTGAAAGTTCAGATAATACAACTGCAAGATTTGCTTTAATGGGAGAAATCGAAGGAGACGTCAAAAAAAGAAGATTTGTTTACTTTGATTGTACTGCAACTAGACCAAGTGCAGAAATGAACACAAATGAAGATAGTAAAGAACCACAAACAGACACAATTTCTATAACAATGTCACCAAGAAGCACAGACAAAGCAATAAAAGCAGTTATAGAACCAAGCGAAACAAACAAATCAGTATATGATACATTTTTCAAAAAAGTATATGAAAAAGATGCTACTGGAGTAGTTTAGGAGGTAATTCATGAAAACAATAGTAATAGATGGCAATAAATATGATATAGAATGTAATGCTTTGACTTATATTCAATATAAAAAAGTATTTAATAAAGGGATTTTTGCTGATATGGATATAATTAAAGATTATTTAATTAGACAAACACTTAAAGCAAACGAATTAAAAGAAAAATATCCACAAATGTCAGAACAGGAAATAGATACACAAGTTGGAAATTATATGAATAATTATATAGATGATTTTATTGAAGTAATAACAAGGATTGCATATAGTTTAATTTATTCTGCAAATGAAAAAATAGAAGAGTATGAAAACTGGTTAAGAAAGATAAAAAGCTTTAAAATCGACGATGATTGGGTTGCTGAGGTAACGGAACTTGCCGTGGATTGCTTTTGTTGATAATGAAGTTAATGAACAATTAAAAGATGACTCTGGAAATAGTACAAAGATATTATTTCCAGAGCATTATTTTTTAGCTGCTTGTTTGAGAATAGGATTAACTCTTAATGACCTAAAAATGTTGACATACATAGATGTCATGAAGATATTTTTATCAATTACAAATGAAAACACAAAGAGTGATTCAATAAAAAAAGCAACACAAAGAGATATTGATAGATTGCTAGGATAGGAGGAAAATATGGCAGGGTCAATTAAAGGAATAATAGTAGAAATTGGTGGAGATACATCAGGCTTACAAAAAGCTTTAAGTAAAGTAAACTCTGCCACCTCTAGTTTAAGTAAGGAACTTAGAGGAATAAATTCTTTACTTAAGCTAGATCCGAAAAATACAGAATTAGTAACACAAAAACAACAAGTGTTATCAGAAACAATAAAAGATACAGAAAATAAATTAAAATTGTTACATTCTACATATGATAGAGCGGTAGAAGCGGAAGCAAATGGAAGCAAAATATCAGAAGAAAACTGGAGAAATATACAAAGAGAAATTATTAATACTGAGAACAAATTGAAAGCATTAAAGTTAGAAGCATCAAATTGGACTAAAGCTGGGAAAAGTATAGAAGAATATGGAGAAAAAATAACTAAAGTTAGTACAAGAGTTGAGAATTTAGGAAATAAACTAACAAAAGTATTAACTACAAGTATAGTGGGAACAGGAGTGGCTACAGTCAAATCTGCAATGGATTTTGAAACTGCATTTACAGGAGTAGAGAAAACAGTTGATGCAACAGATGAACAACTTACAGAATTAAAACAAGGAATAAAAGATTTGGCAAAAGAAATTCCGTCAAGCACAACAGAAATTTCTGCTGTTGCTGAAGCAGCTGGGCAACTTGGAATACAAACAGACAATGTATTGAGCTTTTCAAAAGCAATGATTGACTTAGGAAATTCAACTAATTTAACAGCAGATGAAGCAGCATCTCAATTGGCTAAATTTGCAAATATAACCCAAATGTCACAAAAAGATTTTGATAAATTAGGTTCTTCTATAGTAGATTTAGGAAATAACTATGCAACAACAGAAGCAGATATAGTAAATATGGCAATGAGACTCGCTGGTGCAGGACATCAAGTTGGAATGTCTCAAGGACAAATCTTAGGATTGGCTACAGCTCTAAGTTCAGTTGGTATTGAGGCTGAAATGGGTGGATCTGCAATATCAAAAGCAATGGTAAAAATGCAAAATGCAGTTGAAATGGGAGGAAGCAAATTAGATGTTGTATTAAAGAAAACTGGAAAAACATTAAGAGAATTAGAATTAATGTCTGCAAATGATTCAAAAGGATTCAAAGAATTGTCAGATAGTATTGGCATGACAAGTACAGAAGTAAAACAATTAATAACAGCCGGAACTAACTTAGAAGATTTTGCATCAGTTTCAGGAATGACAGCAGAACAATTTAAAAAAGCTTGGAAAGAAGATGCTTCTGGAGCATTAACAGCATTTATAAAAGGATTAGGAAATGCACAAGATAAAGGCGAAAGTGCTATTACAATGCTTTCAGAAATGGGATTAACGGAAGTAAGATTAAGAGATTCTTTATTAAGAGCTGCAAATGCAGGAGATTTGTTTAATAATGCTATAGAAACAGGTACTAAAGCATGGGATGAAAACACAGCATTAACAAATGAAGCAGATAAAAGATATAAAACTTTAGAGAGCAGATTTAAGAAAACTTTAAATAAGACTAATAATTTGGCAATAAATTTAGGCGAGAAACTAACGCCATCTATAAATAAATTACTAGATAAGGCTGATAAGTTTATTGAAAGATTAGATGGAATGTCAGAAGAAGAAACGAAAAATGTAGTAAAAGTAGGCTTAATGGTTGCAGCATTTGGTCCACTTGTAAAAATTGTAGGTAAAGTAGGAACAACTGCAGGAAGTGCAGTTAAAGGAATAGGTGTATTTTCACAAGCAATAGGAGTTATGAGAACTGGTGCAAAGTCTGGAATAGCAGAAGTTGATAATCTTGCAAAAGGGTTAAGTATATTAACCAATCCTGCTACAATTGCAGCAACAGGAATTACTATTGCGACAGGAGTTATAATAGCACAAATAAAGAAAGCTGAACAAGAAGTGACAAATTCACTAGAAAATGTAGGAAATGGAGCTACAAATTTTATAAATGGAATCAGTTCAGCAACATCTCATTTAGATAGCTTCAATAGTACATTATTTGCAAGTTCACAAGAACAGGAAGATTTAAAAAAGAATATGGATGAAGTACAACAAGGTATTACAGATATTTGTAAAAGAGCAGCTGATGAAAGAAGAGGATATACGCAAGAGGAAATAACACAACTTGATGAGTATTTTAATAAACTAAGAGAATTGAAAAACAGAGAAATAGAAATTCAACAAAGTGTAGCAAATGCAATATCACAACAAGCAATAACAAATGCAGAAAGTTTTCAGGGAACATTAGAAGAATACAAAGTTCAATCGCAAGAATGGATAAAGACAGCAAAAGAACAAAAAGATGCTACAATTAAATTAATAGAAGAGGGAACAATAGAAGAAGTTGCTCTGTTAAATCAAAGGTATACAACTCAAGAAGAAAGACAGAGTGAAGCATATCAAAAAGAATATGCAACGATAATGGAACAAAAACAATCAAAGATAGATGCAGCAAATGAAGAAGTTGCAAAAGTTAGTGAAGTGTATACAAAGGGGTATTTAGAAAGAGGCAAACAGAATGAGAGTTTTTATAGTACAATTAGTGAATATAATAAAAAAATAGAAGATGAAAATACAAGACATGAAGACATGATGAAAATAGCAGGAGAAACAGGAATAAAGAATGCAGAGGGATTAACATTAAGACAAACAGAGGAAAGAAAGAGACACAGAGAAAAACTAAAAGACATATATAAACAAATGTATAAAGATATGGACGAAAGTCAGGCAGAACAACTAGGGGTATGGTTAGCACAAGTGTCACAAACAGAACTTTATGGTGGGAAAATAGATGAAGAAACACAAAAGATTGTAGATTCAGTTGTTGATAGTTATAATACTATGCCGAACGAAACGAAAAAAGTTATAAAAAGTACAATGGAAGGAATGTTAAAAGGAATGGAGGATGAAGAACCATCATTGTTTGCTAAAGCAACAGGAATTGCAAATGGAATTTTGAGTAAATTAAGAAAAGCGTTTGATATACATTCGCCATCTAAAAAAACAAGAAAAATATTTAACTTTGCTATGAAAGGTGCGGAAGTAGGAATTGAAGATGAAGAAAATGCATTATACAAAAAAATTAAAAACATATCTACTACAGTTTTAGATAAATTTAAACAGTTAGGAAATGATATACAGATGGGAGCTATAAATCAATCAGTAATAGACAATACTAAGACTGTTTTTACTACTCCACAAATTGTATTTAATGTTCAGGAACTAGATGAAGCAAAATTAAATCAATGTTTTAATTATATTAATAGAAAATTTGGTAGCAAATATTGAAATTTGTAAGATATTGGTATATACTTTTCACGAAGGAGGAAAATATGAAGGTAGAAAATGTTGATCAAGAGTTATTGAAAAACTTTGCTAAAAATAGTAAAACGTTATTATATGTTTCACTAATTCCGTATAAAAATAACACATGTATAAAAGTTTATGATGAAGAAGGAAATCCATTAGGAGACATTCCTCAAAAAGATATTCCATCATATATAAATAAATCAAGTGAAGTATTATTTATCAAGGAGTTAATTGATAATGATAATGGATTACCAGTTTACTCATTAGGAACAATTGAAGAATAATTAACATTAGTAAGGATGTGCAATTATTAGAAGATATTAAAAAATAAACACTCTAACAAGGGTGTTTATTTTTTCTTCTTTATATTAAGAGTATCTTCTCCAAATGCTCCTCTATCAATAGTGTATTGCTTTAGTATATATTCAATTTCTTTATTAAGAGAACGGCCATCTTCTTCAGCAAATATACGGACATTTTCTAATATTTGTTTATCTATTCTTAAGGTATAAGTGGGTTTTTGACTTGGCATAATATCAACTCCTTTTCTAATTTATATTATAACATAACAGTCAAAAAGAAGTCAAAAAAAAATAAAAAATAATTCAAAAAGGTATTGACTTTTGAAAAAATATAGTATAATATATAGGTGAGTTCAAAGTGAACACAAAAGAAAGGAGGGATAAAATGGAGAAAGAAAAAATCATTCCATTTCCATTAAGAATTAATGAGGAATTAAAACATTTCTTGACAATGAAAGCAAGAGAAAGAGGAATAACACGAAATACTTTAATAAGCAATTTACTTTGGGAGTATAAGGAAAAAAATGAAAAAAAAGAGAGATAATTTGCAAGGTTTTGGCGAACACACAAATTATCTCAAACAAAAGAACAAAGTTCTTATCTATGAATATTATATCACGGATAAAGACTTTGTTCAAGTACCAAAATTGAAAAATTTTGAAATTGAAAGGAGTCTTTTTATTATGCCAAAATTAGAAATTGAATATAGAACAAAAAAGCAAGACAAAGAAAATTATTTTAAAGATAGTACTTATTTTACTTTTGCAATTAAAGATAGAACTACTCTAATAAGTATTGCACCAAGCGAAACAAGAAATTTAAGCGATATTGTATATGGAATTGAAGAAGAATTACAAGATGGATACCATTTACAAAAAGATGAAAAATTTGAAATTGATGAAGAAATTAAATTTATTATGGAATATGAAGAAAAAGAAGATCGCAGAATGGACAATGAATTATATCCATATTTTAGATTTATAGCTTTAAACAGGAATAATCCTGAAAAACTAAATCAATTATTAAGATATGTAAATGGAGGTGTTGCATAATGAGTAATATATGGGGAATGTTTTTTAGTATTATTTTTCCTTTAGTAATATCAATAGTATTGGTGCATATTGAAGGAGTAGAAGAAGGGAGAAGGAAGTATGCAAGAATTAACAGAGTTCAACATAGAAAAGACAACAGCAGAAATTCTTATGCTAAAAGACCAAACGGCGCAAAATATAATAGAAATAGGTAAGAGGTTAATAGATGCTAAAAACAATTTACCTCACGGAGAATATTTGAGTTGGCTAGAAAATAAAGTAGATTTTAGCGATAGGACAGCAAGAAACTTTATGAAAGTAGCAAACACATTTGAAAATTGGCAACCGGTTGCCAATTTAGGAACTAGAAAGCTACTTGCACTTGCTGGACTAGATGAAGAAAACAGACAAGAAGTAATGCAAGAAAACAATGTAGAAGATATGACTACAAGAGAACTTGAAAAAGTAGTAAAAGAAAAGAAAGAAATAAAAAAACAACTAGAAGCAGAGCAAGAATATTCAAACGAACTACAAGATGCAATAAAAGAAAAGGAAAAACAAATTAAAACATTACAAAATGAAATTGAAAATATTCAAGTACCTCAAAAAGAAATAATAGAAAAAGAAGTTGTAAAAGAAGTAATACCAGAAAATTTAATTTTAGAAAAACAAGAATTAGAACAAGAATTAGATGCATTAAGAAAAAGAGCAGAAAAAGCAGAGAATACATTAAGCAGAATGAAACTAGATAAAGAAATACAGCAAGATAAAGTATATAGTAAAATAAAATTAGATAATTTGTTAATAAATATAAAAACTTTTCTTGATAATGCTTCTAAATATACTTATTTAAAAGAAGAATTTCAAAAAATACCTATTCAAAACAGAAAGATATTAGAAAGTAAAATAAATGAAGTTGAGAGTTGGACAATTTTAATGAAACAAGCGTTAAGAAATGAAAATAATATGGTCGGAAATGTAATTTTCGGAGAAGGAGAGATAATAAATGAGTGATATAATATTAAAAGAAAATGAAAAGAAAGAAATAGCTAAACCAGTATCAAATGAAGATATGCTGAAAAGTTTGATAGAAAGTCAAACAGTTATGAATTATGCTTTTGCAGGTTTTAAAACTGAAACAGAACAAAAATTTCAAGAAGTTGATAATAGACTTCAAGAACATGACGAAATAATCAAAAAGAAAATATATTTAAGCTCAAATAAAGCTAGATTACTAAGAAAAGCAGTAAAGGAAAAAGTTAAATTGATATGTGAAGATAATGGACTTGAATATCATCAAATGAAGTCTAAGATATTCCCAAGAGTATATGGAAAAATAAATGACCAATATGGAGTTGCAACATATAGAGAATTGCCAGAATATTTTTGGGAAGATATTCTAGAAAACTTGCGAAATATGATAATAAATGTTAAGGACTTAAAAGAAGTAGCTTAAAACTAAAGCATCAGTAAAACTGGTGCTTTTTACATACTTGAAAAGAGGTGTATTATGATAAGAGAATTTAAACTAACAAATGAAAAAGGGCAAGAGTTTTCATTGATGGACATAGAAAAATATTGTCTACTAACAGACCCATCCGGCTTAGGATATAGTTATTCAACAGAATATGAACAATTAGGAAACAATTTTTTAACAAATTTAAGAAAATTAGAGCAAGGAATAATAACTGGAATTGCTAATTTTCTATATTATGATAACTTTATGGACTTTGGAAATTTTATTGAAAGTGCTAAGAAACTACAATTTATATATAGTGTACCATACAGAAACGAGAAAAAAGTTTTTTACAGAGATGTTAATATAAAGTCGTTAGATAAAAGCGAAAAACAGACAAATGGAGTTATATCAGAAACTATTGAATTTGAATGTGTTTCTTTGTGGTATGAACAAAATGAAACTATATTCAAAATAGAAACATACGAAGACGAAATGAGATATAATTACAGATGGAATAGTAGATATATAGATTATAATACAAGAGCAATACAATTTAATAATAAAGGTCATGTAGATGCACCATTTCAAGTTGAGATTGACGGATTTGTACAAAATCCAACCATCTCTATTTTTGTTGAAGATGAAGAATATGCTAGTATAAAGATACCAATAACGATTAATGAATACGAAAAACTATTGTATTCGAGTAAAGTTGGTGAAATATACATACAAAAACAAAATACTGATGGAACTAAGGTTAGTTTGTGGAAAAATCAATATATAGATATAACAAAACAAAACATATTCAAATTACCGCTTGGAGTGTCAGAGATTAGGATAACTGCAGATGATGATGTGTTAAATGCAAAGCTAACAATATTTCCGCAATACAAGGTGGTGTAGGATATGAGCGTTAGAGTAACATTTAATAACAAAGAATATGAATTAATTTACAATGAACAAAGTGGATTATATGAAATAGAATTAGAAGCACCGAAAAATGGTGGAGTATATAATGCAGAAATATCATTTAAAGATTCTATAGAAAACATTGAAACATCAATAAAAAAGATTCAAATATGGGCAAAAGAAAAAAACACTAATATCTCACAAGAAACTTTAGTGTATTTTTTAGACAAGACAGACTTAGAAATAAAAGATGTTATAGAATTTGAAAATTATGAATATGTCATAGACGAAGAAACAAATCAAAAAACAATATTTAATGTAATGAAAAAGGTTAATGCTAAAAATGATGACATTGTTGTTTTACAAAGACGTGGGAAGATAGACTATTCAGGAATAATTGAAGATTTTGAAAATACTGATGGAGAGTTAAAAAGAAAAATTACAATTAAATATATTTCTAATTTATTTGATAGAAAAGTAATACTAAATAATGAGAATCTAATAAAAGAAGTGGGGATTGAAGATTTTATTGCAAAAGAAATATATAACAATTTTACAAATTCTGAAGATGAATTATTGAATTATAAATGGCTTGATGTTGAAGTAAAAACGCATACCAAAATACAAAAATCTGTAGATAATGAAAATGGTATTTATAATTTTCATACATTTATAACTAACTGTACTCAAAATTACAACATTATATTAGATTTTACTTATGATCAAGGAAGAATAAAATTAACAATATATAAGCAAGATGCAGAAACACAATTAATAGATACAACAATACCGGATATAAGTAATTATATAGAAAAATTTGAAACAAGTGTTACAGCAAAAGTTATAGTAAAAACAGATACAGACGTACAAACTTGGTATTTATTAAGTGATACAACTACAACACAAAATAAAGATGATTTAAACAGAGCAATTGGTAAGGTTGAAACAGTATACACTGCAAAATCAGAAGATGCAAGACAAACAGCACTAGATAAATTCAAGTCAAATACGTATAATCATTATATTTCATTTAAAATAAATAGAAATAGTAAATTATTCGATGTTGAAAAAATGAAAATAGGAACACCATTAAGTGTAAGAACTAACAATAATATAATATTAGATACTTATATTTCAGCTATGAGAGATAACGGAAGTAATTTTATTGAAATAACATGCGGAAATATGAGAATTAATTTTATAGATAAAATATTAAAAGAAAGGAACAAATAAAATGATAAAAGGTTTTAGATTTACAAATCAACTTGCAAATGCAGAAGTAGATGCAAGAATACATCAAGAGTTTTTAAATAAAAATGATGGTATTTTTTACGGAATGGGATTAAGCTATACTAATAATTCAATAACTATTTCAGAAGGATTGTGTGAAATTGCAGGTAGACCGATTGCAGTTATAGATAGTGAAACCGTGAATGTGGGAACAGAAAACTTATATTGCTTATTAATATTAGAGATTGATTTATCAAAAGATTCAACAAAGGATGTATTTAATCAAGCATCTTTTAAATTATTGACATCAAGTACAAGTTATCCAACAGTAACTCAACAAGATATCAATATGTATAATGGTTCAAATATCTTATATCAGTTAGAATTTGCAAGATTCAAAAGTGGAACTAACGGAATTACTGAATTTAAGGATACTAGAAAATTTTTGAATTTTGATGGTATTTATTCTCAAATTAAAGCTGAATGCCAGACTATTATTAATCAGATTAAGCAAGAGTTGGCAAGTGTAGAAGATGGTAGTTCGTATTTATTAAAGAGTGGGGGGAAAATAGATGGAAATTTGGAAGTGTCTAATAACATTAAGTGTGACAATATTACTAATAATGCTCGGAAGTAAAGTGGTATATAATGACAGAATTGCTGTTATAGAAGGAAATATTACGTTAGAAGCAAGTACTGACAACTCGTCACATCAAACGTCGTGGCAATTAAATTTTCCAAACGGATTCAATTCAAATAATTGTGTTTGTGTTGCATTTGGAACAAAATTATATGCAGATAGCAAAGCAGGATATGCATATGGAACTGGATTTGAAGGTGCAATCGGGCTGGGCTGTGGCGATATTCCCAAAAGTATCGAATTAGGACAAATAAACAACTTAGATAAGATATGGTGTCAAGCTTACAATACATCAGGTGCGGAAAAAACATTGTATTATAGAATTGTTTTATTAAAAACACGATAGGAGGCATTAAATGTCAAAAATACAAGAAATCATAGTAGAGCCAAACAAGATTGTTGTAGGCTCTACTTTTAAATTGAAAGTAAGAGTAATAGATAGTTATCTAAATAAGAAAAAAATAGTTTCAGAGAATAGAAAAATTATAGCTACAGAAGATGGAAAAAATATAAGAACGGAATGGGGTGAGTAGTATGTCAGAAGAGATTAAAGTTAGTGAAATGCAAGAGGCGAAAAAAATAAATGATGAAGATTTACTTATGCTTATTCAAAAGAATGCAAATAAAAAAGTAACTATTAAACAAATAAAAAACTTATTTCAAATAATAGATAATTTAACAAGTGATTCCACAACAGATGCTTTGTCAGCGAATCAGGGTAAAATACTAGACAATAAAATAACTAATGCAAATATATATTCTACATCAGAAACAAATACTGGCAAAAAGTGGATAGATGGAAAAGACATATACAGAAAAGTAATAGAGTTAAGTAATATACCTGCATCGACGGCGGAATATTCTTATAATGTTGAAAATATAGACAAGATAGTAAATGCACAAGCATCATGGTATGATACAACAGACAAGGCAACATTTGTAACAAATTTAAGATATGACGGTACTGGTGCATATATAAGATTTATTTATTTAAAAGACAAATTCAAAGTAGAAACAGCATTCGATTGGTCAAAAAGGACATCTGATGTAAGTGTAATTATAGAATATACGAAGCAGGAGGAGTAAGATGGTAAATAAAATATTAATAAGGAAGTCTGACAGAAAGACATTGCACAAAGATAGAAGAACATTAGGAATGAATGGGGAGAACTTACAAGAAGTTCTTCTTTTCTGTTTAGATGAAAAAATAGAAGGAACTGGAATAGTAGAAGTAGAGTTACCAAATGGCGAAAAAGGAATGATACAAGTTGAACGCACCGAAGAAGGCTATGAACTACCTATCAAGTCAAGTTTAATGGCACAAACTGGTTTTGTAAAGTTTCAATTAAGAATATTGCATAATGAAGTTGAGATTTTCAAATCAGAAATAATAGCGTTAGAGGTAAAAGACTCAATAAATGCAACTGCGACTATTCCGGAAGAATATCCTAGCTGGGTTGATACACTAACAAATTTAAAGAAAGATCTAGAAAAAGCAGAAAGTGAAAGAGTATCAAATGAAAATGAAAGAATATCAGCAGAGAAAACAAGACAAGAAAACTTTACTAAAATGCAAAAAACTGTTGAAAATGCAACAAGTAATATAAAAGACTTAAAAGAAGATTATAACGAAAATGCTAAGCAAAAAACAGAAGAATTTAACAAGAACTTTGAAGAAAAACAGAAAGCAATAAATGATAATGCAGAAGCAAAAACAACAGCATTTGGCGAAAACGCAGAAGCACAAACAAAGACATTCAATACTAACTCAGATGATAAACTAGCAGAATACAATAGAAATCATACTGCTAAAATGAAAGAGTTTGACGACAATTATGATACAAAGACAAAAACATTTGATGATAATGCTGCAGCTAAATTAG